TTGTATGAAATAGAAAGCAATCGTGCGGAAAAGATGAAGGCGATTAGCAGAGATAATATTTTGGATAAAGAATCCAAAGTTGAATTATTAAAAACAGAACAAGCAATAGCAGACGAAGCAGAAAGACTTGCAAGGGCAAGAAATCAAGCAATTAAATCAGTTCGCGAAGGTACTTTTGAGCAAGGTTTTGGTTTGGCTATGGGGGATTATTTCCGCAATGCAACAACAGAATTAGAGCGTGGACAAATGGCTTTTGAATCGGTCATGGGTAACATGAATTCCGCGCTAGATAACTTTGTGCGTACAGGAAAACTATCTTTTAAATCATTAGCCCAAAGCATCATTCAAGACATTATTGCTATTCAACTTAAAGCGCAAGCCCTATCTATTTTTAAATCAATAGGTGGAATGGGAATGTTTAGTTCTTTGTTTAGTGGTGGTTCACCCGCTAATATATTTAACCCAGATGTTAATTACCGCGCAGATGGTGGCGGTATAAACGCAAATAGCCCATACATTGTTGGCGAGCGTGGTCCAGAATTGATTGTGCCTAGCAGTTCTGGAACAGTAATTCCAAACAATATGCTTAGTAGTGCTATGGGTAGCAATCAACCAAGCGTTACCTACAATGGTCCATACATAGCGCAAATGAGCGCGATAGACACGCAGTCAGCCACACAGTTTTTGGCTAAAAACAAAAGCGCAGTCTGGGCGGCAAACCAGACCGCACAACGATCATTGCCGCAAACTAGGTAAAACATGGCAAACATAAACGACATTCTTGCTATTGCCGAATCTGTGGCAATCAATGACCAACGATTTGTTGGACAAGTCATTTCGCGCAATCAGCGAATTTCTACTTCTGAAATTATCACAGTCGTGCCGTTTCAGTTTGAGTTTAAGCCAAACAATTATTTGCAATACAGCACTAATCGGGCTTTGCTGGCAAACCTTCGTTACTATGACAAATCCTTGGCGCAGTATTTAAATTTTGGTTCTACTGGTTGGGTTAACTACATTGCTTACCAAGGCAATATGACCAGCGCACAAATTTCTGCGTGTCAATGGCAAACCAGTTCTGCCGCAAAGAATTTAGTTCTTGGAAGCCTACCATCCATTTCATCTAGCGCATACATTGTTAAGGCTGGCGATTTCTGCCAAGTCGGTTTGTATACCTACATTGCCACACAAGATGTTTTGCGCGGTTCTGGTTCTACTGTGACTATTCCTGTGCATAGAAACCTAATCAATGGTCCATTAGGAAGTGCAATAAATGCCGTTATAGGGCAATACGGCACAACAGTTTCTATGGGTGGCAATACCTACACAGGCGTAACATTTCCAATTATTTTGCAACAGTATCCAACTTATACGCTAGTGCCAATGACCAACGATTCATTTGTGGCGTGGAACTCTACATTCAAAGCATTTGAGTTAGTCCTATGAATGTTATAGCACCAGTCCAAAATACAAGCAATATTCGCTATGCGGATTTTGTGCAAGTTATTACGCCAATTGCGACATATCGGTTTGCTACAACCCCAACAGCATTAACTATTTCTGGCATTGGTACATTTGATGGATTGGGTTCATTGGTAAACATTGCGGATGTTCAACGCGATCTTAAATCTACTGCAAATCAAACATCATTGACACTTGTTGGCATTGACACGGCTTTGCTTGGTTGGGTGTTATCACAAGACATTAAAGGTTCACAGATAACAATGTGGAAAGGCTTTTTTGATGTTGATGGCAATCTAATTACTGGTGGTGGCACGGGCGGTTTGTATCAATATTTTTACGGCTATGTAAACAACTTTAATATTGGTGAACAATGGATGGAAGATGCGCGGATGTATATAGGTACTATTTCAGTTACTGCATCAAGCATACAAATCATTCTTCAAAACAGGATTGCTGGAAGATTTACCAATGATCAAAGTTGGCAGTTTTATAACGCTGGTGACACAAGCATGGCACGGGTCGGCTATGTATCAACAATTTATTATCCATTTGGTAAAACAGCATGATTCGTCTAGCCAACAAATTTGATAATGAAAGAATTAAAGAATTCTTAAAGGATTACCATAGAGATTATGGAAATGCTTTGTCGCATCAAATAGATAAATGGTCTGGTACTTATGTGGATGAACAACTAGCAAAAATCTATGCTGGTATGGGTTTTGTGCTAATTGAAGATGATGGGTTTTTGTGTGCTATGCGCGCGCCTTGTTTTTGGATACCAAATGTATATATATTGCAAGAAACCATGTGGTATGCAAAAAGCAAAAAAACCAGCGTAATGCTGATAAAAAAATATATTGAATTGGGCAAAAGAATGAAACGCAAAGGCGATATAACGCAGTTCTACATTTCAACATATTCTGATGCGGATTTGTCTAAACTTGGCGCAACCAAACGATCTAATGATTGGGTAATGTAATGGGAGAAATACTTGCCACATGGTTGATTGAAACATTTGCATTGACTGCGGCAGAAGCGGCAGTCGCGTCATTTGCTATTCAAATGGTTGCATCATCTATTGTTTCCAGTACCTTTGCATCTGACCCGCCAAATTCTGGATTAAGCAATCAATCATCATTAAATACAGGCGTAAATTTACAAGTTGCACCAGCCACAAACAATAAATTACCAGTTGTTTATGGAAATTCATTTATTGGTGGAACGATTACTGATCTAAGCATCACCACAGACAATCAAGACCTCTATTATGTAATGTCACTTTGTGAAGTAACTGGCGGTTCTAGCCCAGACACAATTACATTTGGTGACATTTATTTTGGTGGCAAACTTTGTGTGTTTGATGGAACAGACCAAACTAAAGTAGTTGGCTTAACCGATCAATCAACAGGAACGACAGACAGCACAGTTAGCGGTCATTTGTATATCTATCTATACAACAATGGCTCAAATAGTCCTGTTAATTCATCACAAAGCGCAATTAGCGTTATGCAGTCAAGTGGATTGACATATACATGGGATTCAACAAAGTTAATGAGCAATTGTGCGTTTGCTATTGTTCATTTGAACTACAACCAAAATGCTGGCATTACAAACATTCAACAAACGCAGTTTGAAATAACAAATTCTCGCAATAGCGCGGGAGATGTTTTGTATGACTATTTATCTAATACGCGATATGGTGCGGCAATACCAACAAGCCAAATAGATACAGCAAGTCTGACTGCTCTAAATACTTATTGCAATCAAGTAATCACATTTACGCCATACACGGGCGGTAGTGCTACACAGCCCCGTTTTAAGATGAATGGATTTATTGATACAACTAAACCAGTAATGCAAAACTTGCAAGTCATTACTGATAGTTGTGATTGTTTATTGAAATACAACGAAATCTATGGTCAATGGTCTGCCGTTGTTCAAAGCCCGACTTACACAGTCGCAATGAACATTAACGATTCCAACATGATTTCTACTATTGGCATATCTTCATTAGATATATCAAACACTTTTAACATTGCACAATGCCAGTATCCAGACATAACAATCAATAGTGCATTTAATACAACGCAAATTGATTTGGCAACAGTCGCACCAGATTTGTTGTATCCAAATGAACCAGTTAATTTACAAACAATTCAATTAAATCTTTGCAATAACAATGTGCAAGCGCAACTGTTAGGAACACGATTCTTAAAGTCTGCAAGAATGGATTTGCAAGTTACTTGTTCTATTAACTTTGTCGGCTTGCAATTAGAAGCGGGTGATATTGTTACTGTTACAAATGCCAACTATGGATGGGTTGCAAAATTATTCCGCATTAGCAAAGTTGTTCAAAGAATTGCAAATGATGGCGCAATCACGGCAGATTTAACTTTAATGAATTTTGACCCAACTGTTTTTGATGATGCATCAATTACACAGTTTAATCCGCCAGACAATACGGGATTGCCAGACCCAAACATTTTTGGAACTGTGCCAGCACCAACAATTTCAAACATCTTGGTATCTGCGCCTATCCCGTCTTTTCAAGTTAATGTGACCACATCTAGCGCGGGTATCACGCAGTATGCGGAAGTTTGGTATTCTGCTTTTTCTAGTCCATCAGCAAGCCAGTTAATCTTTGCTGGAACTACTGCGGTGCAATCCAATGGCACACCATACGGCAATAGTGTGGCAATGCCCCCAGTTACTGTTTCTGGTATTCCTACGGGCAATTGGTACTTCTTTAGTCGGATGGTCAATTCAATGGCTACATCTGCATTTAGTCCAGCCAGTTCTGCAATAGATTGGAGGCCTTTAACATTCCAATTTTCAGATAGATATTTGGGTGTTGCGTATGGCACAAGCACATCTGGTGCTGGATTCTCATTGTCTCCAACTGGAAAAACATATTTTGGTTTGCATAACCAACCAGATACAACAGTATCAACTAATCCTAGTGATTACATTTGGTATGACGCAAACCCAGATTTTGGTTCAGACAACTTTTTGCTTTTTAGCAATCGTCAATCCCGTATATTTAGTTTTGCAACGGGTGGTGCAGTTTATGCAAGCCAAACGGGTTCTTATGTCCCATCTGATACAACAACATTTGATCAATCTTTGTGGTCTGCGTTGCCAGATGGTTTAAACATGATTGACCTAGATACGCGAACAGGGCAATTGATTCGCGTTGGTACTTCTGCGGTTTCTTCAGCAGATGGATTGATTAAAGTTGTAAACAACCAAACTGGTCAAATCATTGCCCAACTGGATAGGTTTTTAAATTTTGGTGAAGGCGTTAATCAAAAGACTTTCCCTGTATCGGCATTGACTATTGATGTTTATGGTCGTGTGGTTGGTGTGGTTGACCCAGATACTTTCTATTTCACGGCATCTGTATTTACGGCAACGGCTGGACAAACTTCATTTTCTGTAACCCATACAGTCGGGCAAGTGCTAGTCTTTAAAAACGGCATCTTATTAGGACTTGCAGATTACACAGAAACATCAACAACAGTTGTTCTTGGTGTGGCTTGTTCTGTCAATGATCGCGTAGTAATCTTAAATATGCGAGCAATTTCTACATTGTCTTATTATGAACCTTTAAATATTACTGTGGCATCTGTGGCAACTTCAACAGTCACATACAGCACCAGTTCATCACCTTATCAATACATAAATGCTGGTGACAAGATAACCTTTGTAAATGCTGGAACGCCAACGCAATACACAGTTAGCACAGTTAACTACACAACTAGACAAATTACATTCACAACTTCGCCAACTGGTTTAGTTGCTGGAACGCCTTTATATCGTTATCGCAATGCTGGCACGGCATATACGCCATTTAGCAGATATGACATAACTTGGTCTTCTGGTTCAAGTTATACCCCAATGACATGGGATTTGCGATCAGGCTTTGAATTGGTATTTGTCAATGGGTCTATTTACAATGAAATTGACTACGACATTACAAGTGGTGCGTTGAATGGATTTCCAGATGTTGTATCTGGTTCAATGTCTGTAATTCAGTTTGCAGAAAACAGTTTTAGTGTGCCGTGTTCAGCAGTTACAAACACATTGACAACGACTGTAACGGGGCAGACTGTATACAGTTTTAACCATAACACGGATGCATTCCAGATTTACGCTAATGGCGCAATGCTTGTGGATGGCGTGGACTTTACAGAAAATCCAACGACTTATACACTTGCTGTTACTCCTACTAACAGTTATACAATTCTTCAACAACAAACATTTGCAAGGGCGGGCGCGGCATGACACAAGCATTTAATCTTTCACAATTAGCCAATGGTGTTGATTCATCTGGAAAATTAGACCTTTCCACAAATTCTAAGAATCCATCTTGGACAACCGACATAACCGCCAATGGTCTAACAGTAGGTAAAGGCGCAGGGTCTGTTGCTACTAACACGGCACTTGGTTATCAAGCATTAAACGGAAATAGTTCAGGAGTAGGATTATTTGTGGCTGGTTATCAGGCTGGATTAGTTACAACAGGAAGTTATTCTACTTTTACTGGTTATCAAGCAGGTAAAGCAAATACATCTGGCGAAAATACCGCTTATGGTGCAAATGCTTTATTGCAAAATACAACTGGTACAGCCAATACTGCATTAGGTGGTACAACAACTTCTATATCAGGTGCATTGGCTTCTAACACGACAGGCGGTTCAAATGTAGGTGTAGGGGTAGGTGCTTTATCAGCAAACACCACAGCATCTAACAACACAGCAGTAGGTTATCAGGCGGCTTACTCCAGCACTACCAATGGCTCTATAACTGCTATTGGTTATGGTGCTTTATATTCCAATACAGCCTCTTTTAATACTGCCCTTGGGTTAAATGCCGCTACAAATACAACGACTGGATATATTGCCGCTTTTGGTTCAGGAACATTGCAAAACAACACAACTGGTTCAGGAAACGCTGGTTTTGGTAGTTATGACAATTCGGTAGGGACATTGCGTTCTAATACAACGGGTTCTAATAATTCGGCATTTGGTTTTGGCGCACTCCAAGCCAACACCACAGCATCTTACAACACAGCAGTAGGTTATCAGGCTGGTTACAGTGGAACTACTGGAACATATAACACATCATTAGGTTATCAAGCCCTATATTCAAATTCAACTGGGGCTAGTAATGTTGCAATAGGTGAAGAAGCACTTAAATCAAATACTGCTGGCGATAATACTGCTGTTGGTGCTGGTGCTTTATTTGCTAATACAAGTGGAACTGCAAATTGCGGTATTGGTCGAGTAGCACTTTCTGGAAATACTACAGGCTCTAATAACACTTGCGTTGGTTATACGGCTGGAGACAACATAACAACTGGCGCAACAAATACCTGTATTGGTAGAAATGCAATTCTAAATGCGGCAACAGATTCTAATGAAACAGTAGTTGGAGGTGGTTTCCCATTCCAAGGAAAAGGCTCTAATACTGGTTACTTTGGCGGTTCTTCTGGTGTTTATAACCAAGCAAATAGTGCCGTTTGGTCAACTACATCTGACCGCAGACTTAAAAAGAACATTGTAGATAACACAGATGGTTTAAACAAAATAACATCTGTTCGAATTCGTAATTTTGAGTATCGTCTTAAAGAAGAAATAACAGAACTAAACCCATCAAATATTATTGAAAAAACTGGTGTTCAACTTGGCGTTATTGCTCAAGAATTACAAGCAGTATTGCCTGATTGCGTAAAAGAAGAATCAAGTGGTGTTTTGTCGGTTAATTCTGAAAATCTGACTTGGTACATGATTAACGCTATTAAAAACTTAAAAGCAGAACTAGATACAGTAAAAGCCGAACTTGTGGCTCTGAAAGGATAAGACATGGAAGAAATTACACAAGCGCAAATAGCACAGCACTACAAAGCCGCACTTGATAGCGTGGCTCTTATAAATGCTGGACAACCAGAAAAAATGACAGATGATGATTGGGCAGATTGCTTATCACGCAACAAAGAACATTTAAAAATAATGCTTGCCAAAGACTTTTGGACAACTGAAGATTTAACACCTTTAGAAACTGCTTCGGTATAATTTAAAAAAAGACAATACATCCGAACCTTGCGAGTACGCGGGGTGCGTCACAACCTGAGTACGGGAAATTATGTATGGCTCTCTTTTCTAAAAATACCTTGACCCAAGTGTCAGGGTTTGATAACCAGATCATTTCTGGCGAACTTGTTTACAACCAAAAAACCTTTTGGAATTTAGCCCTTGCAACGGCTGGTGTGCCAATTGATTTAACAGGCGCAACAATTGACGCACAGATCATTCGTAGGCAGATTTCTAACCTTGTAGATACACGCTACGGGTTAAGTTTTGACATTGCTGATTACACAGTATCAACGCCAACGGCAGTAAACCTAACCATTGCTAACAGAGTAGATGCGGCTGGTACATTTACTTTGGTTATAGATGAATCGGCATGGTCTGTCGTTTCCACAGATACACAACTAGACATTAACGCAACATCCCCTGTGGCGTTTAGTGGTCGAATTAAGATTAGTTATCCCGCATCTGGCACAACGCCAGCGCAAGATTCCATCATCTTTTTACTGTTCTTGGTTCGTTCTGATGGAGTTGTAAATTGATATGGCAACACAACTTAGCATCACAAAGGGTGACCCAACTGATGTAAATTTGACTGTCAACCAGATAGATGTAACTGTCGGTGGTCAAAATAACATCAATGTCGAAGTCACACCATTACCAACGCAGACTATCAATATTGATAGAAGCATAAGTGGCGTTTCTGGATACTCAGGCACTTCTGGTTATTCTGGATTTTCGGGGTCTGGTGTATCGGGTTTTTCTGGCTTTTCGGGATATAGCGGAATTTCTGGACAAAATGGATTTCTTGGTGGAAGTGGTTATAGCGGTTACTCAGGTTATAGCGGCTACTCAGGCTTTTCTGGCTCTGGGGTTAGTGGTTATTCTGGCTTTTCTGGAATGGGTTATTCTGGATATTCTGGTTATTCTGGAATGAGTGGTGCATCCACATCTGGTTATTCTGGATTTAGTGGACAGTCGGGATTTTCAGGTTTTAGTGGTTCTGGTGTGTCGGGCTACTCAGGCTTTTCTGGGTCTGGTGTAAGCGGATATTCTGGATTCTCAGGCGCACAAGGCACACAAGGCACAAGCGGCTTTTCTGGTATCTCAGGCTTTAGCGGAATCTCTGGCTACTCAGGATTTAGTGGGTCTGGCGTGTCTGGATATTCTGGTTACTCAGGCTCTGGCGTAAGTGGTTATTCTGGTTTTTCTGGTGCAGTTGGTGCGTCTGGAATTAGCGGATATTCTGGCTTTAGCGGAATAAGCGGATTTTCTGGAAGTGGCGTTTCTGGCTACTCTGGTTTTTCTGGTAGCGGGGTTTCTGGGTACTCAGGTTTTTCTGGTTACTCTGGGTCGGGCGTAAGCGGGTTTTCTGGCGCGTCTGGCACTTCTGGCTACTCAGGCATTAGCGGATTCTCTGGAAGCGGTGTAAGCGGGTTTTCGGGCTACTCAGGCATATCTGGGTTTAGTGGCTCTGGTGTTTCTGGATGGTCTGGTTATTCGGGCTTTTCTGGTAGTGGTGTTTCTGGCTTTAGCGGTGCATCTGGAATATCTGGATATAGCGGATTTTCGGGGATTTCTGGATATAGCGGTTCGGCTGGTCTAGGTGGAACTATCGGGGCTTATGGTTCTTTTTACGACACCACAAATCAGACAACAACTGCTAACACGGCAACGGCTATAACGCTAAATACAACGGCTGGTAGCAATAGCGTAAATCTTATATCTGCAAGCCAATGGCAATTCAATAATGCTGGCACTTACAGCATTACTTATTCCATTCAGTTTACAAACCACAGCACGGCTTTGGGAAATACGCAAGTTTGGTTAAAGAAAAATGGAACTAATGTTGCTGATAGCAATACACATTTTGATGTGCCAGACAAACAAGGTAGCGCATATTCGTCTGAAGTTTTAACTGTCAATTATGTTTTGACTGTTGCGGCAAATGATGTGTTTCAACTTTTCTGGGACACAACAAACGCAAATGTTTACATTGAAACTCTTGCTGGCAATGCAACATACCCATTAACACCTTCTGTAATTCTTACTGCTACACAAGTCATGTATACCCAAAGCGGGTATAGCGGTGCAAGCGGTTACTCTGGAATTTCTGGTTACTCAGGTTTTAGCGGAAGCGGTGTGTCTGGTTACTCTGGTTTCTCAGGCATATCTGGTTTCTCTGGTTCTGGTGTATCAGGTTTTAGCGGATATAGCGGTTCTGGTGTATCTGGGTACTCAGGTTTTTCTGGTATTAGCGGAACTAATGGCGCACAAGGCGCATCTGGATTTAGCGGAATCTCTGGCTGGTCTGGATTCTCAGGGATTAGCGGTTACTCAGGTGGCACGGGTTCTAATGGTGCAAGCGGAATAAGCGGTTATTCTGGCTATTCGGGTTCTGGCATTTCTGGATATAGTGGTTTTTCTGGTTACTCAGGAATTGGAACATCGGGCTTTTCTGGTTACTCTGGTTATTCTGGAACGGCTACGGGCGTAATCTATGATCAATTTACGGCAACTGCCGCGCAAACAACATTCACAACTTCGTTAAGTTATACATCTGGAAAAATCAGCGTATATGTAAACGGGGTTAGGATGGTTAACGGCACAGATGTAACAGTCACAAGCGGAACATCCATTGTGTTTGGCACAGGCTTGGCAGTAGGAACAAAGGTTGACGCAACATATCCAAGATAAGACATGACACAAGATAAGACAATATACGGGTTAAGCGTTGTAACCCATTGGGAACAAATCCTAGAAATACACGCATTAAAACTTGCCAAAGAACATCACCCAGATTGGTATCGTTGGAGACTATCTAACAACTATGAACGGGCGGTTTTCTTAAAAGGTGACCCAGTATTTCCAAGGGAAGCCACACGCTACATTTGGGCAAACCAAAACTTCAATGGGCAAGATGTTTTAGAAGTTGGTTGTTCTACTGGATACGGCTCACAGTTTTTGCCAACAACAGCGCATTACCTTGGTCTTGATTACGACCCAATTATTGTTGATGTAGCGCAAGAACAAGCATGGGGTTTGCATAGACACTTTAAACAAGCCAACATAAATGATGGGCTAGAACATTCTTGGGACACCATCATTGCGTTTGAAGTCATTGAGCATCTAGACAATGGTTTAGAGATTGTGAAAATGCTTCAACAACATTGCCAACGACTTTTAATTTCTGTGCCGTGGAATGAACCGCAAGGATTTTGGGGCGAGCATCACAAATTGCACGGGCTTAATGAAAGCCATTTCCCAGACTTTAAATTTGCTTATATATCTGAAGCGGGCAACATTACCGACCAACCCCAAATCATTTGCGAAACAAATCGTTGTAACTTAATGCTATGTAGGTGGGATGCATGATTCTTTGTTCTGTGGCTACACGGGGTCGATACTTTACGACCTTACCGCTAACCCTTCAAGCAATCATTAACCAGACGCATAAGGTAGATAAGTTAGTTATCTTTGATGACAATGATGAACCGCAAGATATGCGGAATGAATTGATCTACGCGCATTTTTTTCAAATGCTGGACATTAAAAAGATTGCGTGGGAATGGATTTATGCTGGCAAAAAAGGTCAGCATCATATTCACCAGATGGCAAATAGCATGGGCTATGAATGGGTTTGGCGCGTGGATGATGACGCAATACCAGAACCTAATGTGCTTAAACGCCTATATTCCTTTACGACATTTTTTGACAAAGTTGGCGCAGTAGGTGGCTCAATCCTAACCCCGCCTGTCATGGATACATCTAGGGTATCTGGCACGATTGACTTAATAGACCTAGAACCAAACATTCAATGGGGAATGATTGAAGGCTATAAGAAGGTTGAACATCTGCATTGTTCTTTTCTGTATCGGGCTGGTGTGTATGACTACAACCTAAATCTTTCTCGCGTGGCGCACAGGGAAGAAACTTTATTTACTTATGGATTGCATA